CCTTCGGCCTTGCTGCCGCTGTAAAGGATGTTGAGCCGGAGACGATGGCTCCGCCCGAGGAAGAGTTCGAGCGGCCAGTTCCCCTTCCCCCCGAGGGAGAGCCGCCAACGGAACCTGGTCCACCTCCTGTTGAGGCGCTGCCTCCCGAGCCTCCAGAAGGTAGACCAGGCCCAGCGCCAGCACCGCCGACAGAGCCAACACCAGCTCCTCCAGCTCCGACACCTCCTGCTGAGCCAGTGCCTCCACCGGAGAAGCGCACGAGAGTACCTGGGCTGCCTGGTTTTACCTCCGTACGACAACCAGGCGAAGTGAATACCAACTCCTTGTTTGAGGGAGATGAACTTGTAGGCACCTTCAAGCTGTGGAACGGCAGGTGGAACGTCGAATATAGGAACCAAAGCTTTGAAGCTCCAGAAGAGATGACGCTGGCCGAGGCCATCACGCAGACGCAGAAATTCTATGAGGCTTATTATAAGAAGACTGAGACAACGCCAACTCCGCCTCCGACAGAGCCTCCTGCTGGACCTGTTCCTAAGCCGAAGGGACCTAAGCCGAAGCCTGCACCGACCCCGGCTCCAGAGCCGCCGCCAGAAATTACAGAACTGCCACCACCTCCTCGAATAAAGGCTTTGTCTCCAGAGGCTGAAAGCAGTGTCTTCGAGGAGTCACATCTGGAAGCAATGGAGACTGGAGGACGAACCACTTCAATTGCAGATTGGCTCGCAACGAAAGCGGCTCGAGGAGATGCTATACCAGAAGAGCTTGCCGACTTCGACAAGGTTGGCAGGGCGGGATACAAGGCTAGTAGTACACCTCGCTTTATTCCTCGAGGTAAGGCCTTCTTACTCCCTGGTGGGCCGAAAGGTCTCGTGAAGGTTACGACAGACTATAACGTGGTAAAGAAGCTCGATCCAGCAGAGCCTCTAGTCCTGGACATTAAACCCGGAGCCAAATCAGTTTATGGCATTCCGTATAGGATGACAGCGAAAGGCTCTACTCCATCGGTGTACTACTTCAGGGAAGGTGATGTTAAGTTCCGAGCCGGTGACACTGGCATTGCAGAAACGGCAAAGAGGGAGATCATCCGCAGGACCAAGATTGCGAAAGGTTTATCGCGGTTCTCGACGAAGCGAGATATGCCTCCGGGTACGCAACGAATATCAAATATCGCACGAGTGTACGTTGCGCCTGCTACTCGAGAGCTCAATCAAGCAGATCTGGAGGCAATCGACAAGATTTTCCCTGGCAAGTCACAGCTCTACGTTAGTCCGACTGCGATTGCCACACCGCAACGAGTGAAGAATATCACGAAGCTTTTGAACCAATGGATTGAGAAATACCTTGGTGACGGGAAGTTACACCTCAATATCAACGAGGCACCGCTGGGCCATGCAGATTGGAGAGGAGGCGCAGACGTTGTTGGTGCTGGTGTCTATGAAATAGAGATTCGCTCAGATCTCGCAGTTGGTGATCTATCGCAGCTATATCAAACCTTGGCTCACGAGTTTGGTCACGTGCTGGAGTATCATTATTATCATAGAGCACCTATGGAAGTTAAGGAGTCTATTGACTCAGCTTATGTCGAATGGCTACAACATTACCTTCCAATGTCGCAGCAAGAATTTGCTCAAGAGTATGGAGGATTTGGAGATCCTCGGCTAGCTACCTTAAACACACGTACTGTGATAGATTCGTTAAATAGTAATAATCGTCTTGAGAAGGAGTTCTTCGAGTATGCTCTAAGCTTTCCGGAGTGGTTCGCACAGCAGACCTCCATCTATCTACAGCGTACAGCGGAGTTCCATGATAGCAAGTTGAAGGAATTTTTCGAGGGACTGGTGGAGCTGCTGAAGAATTTCTACAATCATATCAAGCCGCATCTGCGCCCAGCTGTTGCGTTTGAGAACTGGATGGGGGTTGTAACAGCGACATCGCAGATTGAGCGAGAGCTCGGATATATTCCTGGCGGTGGGATGCAAGAATCATACAGGGGGTACTACAGTGGCACCTCGGCGCAGTCAGCTTTTGGACAGATCGAGAAAGTGATTGATGGGGCAATTGGTTTACCGATGCGGCCCTCGGTGGACAAGTTCGGGAAGTTCTCCGAGTATGTTCTGACACTCCTTCAGATTGGTCAGAAGTTCCCGCATCTGGCTCCGGTGCAAAAGTATATCTCCCTCATTCAAGAGCAGTGGACAGATAAGATCCGAGTGACGTCTCTTGCTGACGAGACCCGCGGGGCGTGGAATAAGCTGGGGAAGAACCAGGGCGAGCGACTAGCAAAATTCCTCTATGATGTTACCCTCGATAGTCTTGACAAGCACCGGAGGTTAACCACAGCCGAGCTCGATACATGGCGCAGCAAGCATGGCTTGAGCGACTCCGCCATGCGCGTGTATACGCAAATGGACCTGAACTTTCAGGACATCTTACAGGAGATCGAGCAACATCTGAGGGCCCAAGCAGCAAAGGTCTTCGCAGCGGATAAGTTCCAGCTGGATATCGCGATGGAGAAGCTGGATAAGGAGTTTCAGCTGCTTCGGGATAGGAACTACTTCCCCTTGACGAGGTTCGGCCAATATTCGGTAACGTTGAAGGCGCCACGGGATCTTATGTGGGAGGGGAAAAAGTTCAAAGCTGGCGATGTGATGTCCTTCGAGACGTATGAGATGAAGAGGGAGGCTCAGAGTAGAGCGAACTCATTAAGGAAGCTGCCGAACGTTGATGTGGAAGAGAGTTATATTCCTGATACTCCCTTCACCTTCTCGGGCTTTCCGCCTGCAATGCTTGAGTCTATGAAGATGGAGCTTGGGCTAGATGCTCAGCAGCTAAAACAGTTCAGAGATATCGTTTATAGGTTGTCTCCGGGTCAGAGCTTCAAGAAGCACCTTCTCCGAAGGAGAGGTGTAGCTGGGTTCTCCGCAGATGCGAAGCGGGCATACGCTAGCTACATGATGCATGCTGCGTCACACATCTCTAGAATGAAATTCTATCAGCCGTTGCAAGAACAGATCGGTATCTTGGCAGCAGGTCGCGGTTCGAATACCGTGGCGCGGCAACGCTTGGTTGAGTACTTACGTAATCATTACTCCTATATGGTCAATCCGGGGAACGAGTGGGCAGCAGTTAGGTCAGCGTTATTCACCTACTATCTCGGCTTCTCTATCAAGTCTGCGCTGGTTAATCTCACCCAGATCCCGATGGTAGGATATCCTTATTTGGCGTCGAGGTATGGTGATGTCCAGGCTGTTGCTGAACTGACTAAGGCTATAAAGGATGTTTTTACCTTTAGACCACTGTCGCCGGTTGAGGAGGCCCTTATCCAGCAAGGACAATCGTACCTGAATGAGAGCCTAGCCTCCGAGCTAGCGGCAGTGGCTGAGGGCTCGAACCTCGATCGGATGTTGGGGGGAACGGATAAAGCTAGATATGTCCGAGCTTTCCAGCGCGGCTCAGCCTTCCTCTTCAAACATGCCGAGATGATTAATAGGAGGATCACGTTCCTGGCGGCTGTCCGTCTAGCTGCCGCAACTGGGGTCCTGGATGTAGAGGCAGCAGGGCGAGCAGCTGTCCAGACCTCGATGTTCGAATATCAGAAGTGGAACCGTCCACAAATAGCACGAGGGAAGAAGTCGGTATTCTTTGTATTCCAGCAGTATATGCAGCATATGACTCACTTCCTTATCAAAGATAAAGGTGGATCAAGAGCGCTCGTGATGTTGTTGGCGTCAGCTGGATTGATGGGGCTTCCCGGAGCTGAAGACCTCCTCGATATGTTCGATGGAGTAAGGGGCTTGTTCTCGAGGCTATTTGGTTGGGGAGATCCGTATCATGATGCTCAGACCGAGCTGCGTGAATTCATGCAGGAGGTCGGACTGAATCCCGAGCTGATGATGCATGGACTGTCTCGGAACTCGTTCTGGCTTCAGCGGTTGTGGTCTGGGTTCCCGGAGATGGATATTAGCGGATCGCTCTCCTTGGGGAAGATAGTGCCAACGGTGGAGCCGTTCTCGAGGATGCTGAGATTAGGCACGGCAGATCCAAGGGAGCTAATTGGAGAAGTGACTACCTCAGCGGGTGGTGCAGTAGGAGCTCTTGCTTCCAATATGTTTCGAGCTATGGCTACCGACAATCCCGATCCGTTGAAGTTTTTGGAGCTGGTGCTACCTGCTGCGGGTAGGGATGTTACGCGGGCCTATCGCTACTATACGACAGGCGAGGCAACGAACACGCTTGGCGACCGGCTGCTCGAATTTGATGTGGATGATCCGAACCATCTGGCGGAGATATTTGCACAGGGGATGGGCTTTAAGCCGACCAGACTTACGAGGATGCAAGAGAAGAGCTTTGCGCAACGGGACGCGGTCAAGTTTTATGTGACGAGACAACAGATCCTGCTGACCCACTACTTCCATGCAAGGAGCTCGGGAGATCGCGAAGCGCTAGCTGACACGGAGGAAGCCATCCGAGCCTACAATAAGGATGTCCCGTATCCAAAGCTGCGGATATCCGCTGCAGACAAGTATGCTTCGTATTCGAGAAGACGGGACGCACAGAGGAAACGGGAGCGAGGAGCTCCTGAGGGCAAGCAATACCTTCGTCTCTATCGAGATGTTGGCAAAGCTTACGAATAGCTAACGGGTCCTGATACAGCTGCTGTTTCCGGGGTGCTCACAGCAAAGCCTGCCGTCTCGAACCTTCCGCTTCCAGTTGGAGACGGTTCGAGAGGAGACTTTGAGCGCTGTGGCTATAGCTTCCTCTGTCATTCCTTGGTACTCGGACAGCAGACCGAACTCGCAACAAGCGTTGCAGTCCTTTGCGAGGTAGTACAGGTGGCTCTTGTGCACAGTGGTTATCCTTTGTACCTGACGTTGAGGGCGTTACCGTCTGCCAGAAGTTCAAGATATCCTGAGTTAATCCCGGCGGTGATTGCTTCTTCGAACTTCTGCCAGGACATCATATGCCGGAAGTTGCGATAGAGGTCGATCTTCGTCATAGACTTGTCGGAAGCAGCTTGTACATAACGGAAGATTTGCTCGACCTCGATCTGATCCTCCTTTGTGTGGACGGCTCGGAAGACCCGAGGCAAATTCGCCCCAATCTCCTCCACGAGGATTGTAGCGTGCTCCAGGTCCTCTTGGGTTATCAGCAGCTCATCTCGTTGCGAGGCGGCGATGACCATAGCCAGCTTGTGTGAGTGACATTGGGTACGCGCGGCGAAGCCTGACTCGTCGGAAGAGATTTGCTGCTCGACCGAATGCTTGTTGTACCAGGCGGAGCCCCATTCCTCCGCTGCTGGAGTTAAGACATATTCACCTTTGATGGAGGAGATTTGAGCAAGGTCCTCGATTAGACTGGTCCGCAGGGCATGATAGTCTTTCGCATTGCTCTCCATCATCTTCCTGGGATACGCGACGATCTTACGCTTGGCGTCACCGAAAACGAAGAGACAGCGAGAGGTGAAGCCTCCGCCCACCAGGGAGCGAGGGAAATTCTGAGCTAACCAGGAAGGTGTGGTACAGGCGATAATGTTGAGCCAGGGATTGATAACCATGTCCTCGCCCTGGGTTTTGGTGGCCTTTGTCCATGCGCCGTCCTTCGAGTCCCATAAGTCTACCAGCAGATCTACCATTGCTCTGTCAGAAGGGTCCATGAAGGTGCCGAGCTCAGATGCGGAGAAAGTTAGGCAGCACATTGGATCGAAGGAACCATCGGGCTGGACCACATCCACTCGGGCATTCTCCAGAGCCGATGGGAGTTTCTGCCAAGTGAGGGCGTTCGGGCCGAGCGGGATCTCGAGCTCGACCAGAAGCGAAATTCCGACGTTGGCTGTCGTTGACTTAGCTATTATTCCTGGTGGCGCTACGAGAATGATGTAGAAGTTAGGTGACCAGCGATAATGGATCTGGTCGAAACGGACCTTTCTGCGCAGGGCGCCAGCGATGGTAGAGACAGCGGTCCAGAAATGGAACTGGTCGGGCGCCTCCAGATAGGAGGTATACTCCATGTACGCTTTGATCCAGTCGACATGGTGACGTCGAGACATTAGGTTCAGGCCGAGACAATACGTGGTTCGACCCACCGAGCCAATGACGTATTCTTCATTCTTTGCACTCCCCCCATGATAGCTTGCTTCTCTTCAAGCTGAATGGAATAATGAGGGGATCATCGGGGTAGGGAAGAACAATCTGCGAGGCAGCCGTAATCTTGGGCAGAACTTCGTCAACCTGCTCGATACGAGCCTGCATCAATAGGCTGTCATGCACCTGCAACATCAACTGAACTTCCTGCCGTAGCTGGCGCCACACGTTCAGGAGGATCTTGTTGGTGAGGATGGCAATGGTGGATTGGGGAACCCAGGCGAGCCCGTGGGTATAGAAGCCCCTCTCGAGGACTGGGTAGCGAAAGCCGAAGATGTTCTCGAGGATGCCGATCTGGGTCCGGTTCCCCTCGGCACAAACTTGAGCGATCTTCCAGTGCCAACTTCCCTTTCGGGTGACTGGTCCGATGGCGGGAGACATCTCGAAAATCTTACGAAGTAAGAGGTCAGCCTCATGGACTGTACGGCCGATCCGGTTAGCGAGGCCCTCGGCTGTTACTCCATAGTGACCGGCATGTCGCGCGCGCTTTGAGAGAGGGCGGGAAAGTTTTAGTTCCCTTCCTGTTTCCTCATGAATGTCAATGCCTTCTCGGAAGAGAGCCTTCAGCCAGGGATCGTTGGCTTCCCAGGCGACGACCCTAGCGTCAGCTCCCTCGAGGTCTCCTTCGATGAACTCGCAATCTTCGTCAGGGATGAACATGTCACGGAGGTTCGGAAGGCCTCGGGCCATCGGCTTGGCCTCCTTGTCCTCGCCCTCTGAGATGTTCATCAGCTGGAAGCCGAAGCCGAATGCATCCTCCTTAGCCGAGAACCGGAAAGTCTTTGTACCGTCAATGCGATAGGAGCAACGGGCTCTTCCGTCCTCCGCAATGTCCTTCACCAAGACGTTAGCTGTGATGGTTTTGGCCGAGCGATAGATCTGGATGCGTTCAATGAGGGATCTGACCAGCGGCTCCCTCTCCTTGATCTTCTCCAGCGCCTCGTCATTCACGGTAAGTCGAGTTCGCCGAGAACCGTCTGCTTCCTTCACCTTCGTGGTGACGGGACGAATGCCGAGGTCATTGTAGAAGAATGTCTGAAGCTGTTGTGGAGAGTTCGGATTAAGGGGATGGCTACAGATGAAATCAATCTCCTCCTTCAACGTGGCAGTGTGGACTCGGAACTCTTTCAGCAGTCGATCCTTCCGCTCGAGGTCAATCCGAACTCCCCTCAGCATCATGAAGAGGACGGGCTCGAAGAGGTCCTGAAGGAATTGGTTCTGCTCCGTCAGTCCGACCTGCTTCGTAATGTCTTCGAGGGTCTTCCCAATCTCATCTGTCCGCGAGACGTCCTCAGCATTGTAGTTCCACAGCTGAGTCTCTGACATGGAGGAGTCCCATTCCTTCCCCTCCACTTTCCAGAACCGAGGCTGCTGGCAGTAGAGAGTTCCCTGGAACTCGAGTCGGTTCCTCATATTGGGATTGGGCCAGAGGCAGTGATGATTGATAATGGTGTCGTGGCGGACACGAGGAACGAAGCCCCAAATCTTCGCTGTATACTGGCAATCGTAGAGAAGGTTCTGTCCGCGGATGCGGGCATTAGGATGGGTAGAGATCTCGCGTAGGCGCAGGACGATTGAAAGCTCGACCTCCGGCGGCCAATACGAATGATCGCCTTCTATGACCATGAAGGGGATGGTGAGGACGCGCTCTTGAGTTCCAATTCCACAGCAAGCAATCTGGCCGCCACGGGTTTCGAGGTCCAAGGTGACGAACTCGCCCCGTTCCGACCGCAGAAACATCTCGTCGAGGAACGACATCGTCTGCTCGTATGTGGGCTGGAGATAGAACTTGGCCGGTCTGTGGATCAGCTCAGGGGAGAGGGACTCATGCAGGGCACGGGACAGATCGTGCTTCACGATTGAGCGATCTTGCCATGCATACTGCATGATGTAGGAGGAATGGAAGGTGGGAATAACTTTGTAGTGTCGATCTCGGATCTTCGGATAGAAGATGTTACCGCGGAGGTCCGAGAGCATATGGTTCTTCTTGGGCGGCTCGCCGGTGAGAGCCCAGTAAGCAGTCCTACCCATCGCCACGATGCAGTTCGGTTGCACCCGCTCGACCTCATCATGCAGATCATGCAGGTGTTGTATCATGTTCGGCTTAACATAGCCGTTCATGAAGGTAGGCCAACCCTCTCGCTGCCCATGAGTCTTGATGAAGGTGACGAATTGGGAGATGTTATTATTGTAGGGTTGGTAGCGGAAGGCGTTGGAGATCCTGATGTCTGCCCGATTAATTCCACACTCGCCGAACATCAAGTCCAAGTGATATCCTGCTGGCCCGACAAAGGGCTTTCCTCGATCGTTCTCTTCTGCACCTGGGGCTTCCCCAATGAGCATCAAGTTGGCGGGAACCGGACCGTCACCAGGAACATATCGGGTACTCATTTCTTCGCCTTCTCTTGTGCGCTCTCCTCCGGCGTGATGTCCTGAATACTCTCCTCGACTTGTTTCTGCTCCTCGAGCCGAGCATTTAGTACCCTGATCTCAAGATCCCTTTGTGCTGCGAGCGCCTTGGCCAGGGCAGCCTGTCTGAGGGCCAAGGCTAGATCCTGGGAGAGGATGTCGAACGCTGCCTGCATGAGTTCGAACTGGTCAGGCCTTGTCATCTACTAGCTCCATCTCCATTTCAACGAGTCGCTTCTTAGCGTACTGGATTGCCAGCTCGGAATTGTCCACCCCGATGGCAGTGAGATCGAACATCTTAGCCGAGGGGAAGATCGGACCCGAGCCGCAAAAAGGGTCGCACACCACGGAGATACCGGGAGTGGCTGATCGCTCGAGAAGGTCTGTGAAGAGCGAGACTGGCTTGGCTGCAGCGTAGGTCACTTTGGTCTCAATCGGGTGGACGAGCACGTCGGATAGACCAGTTCGCACTAAACGCATCTCGCCCTTGATGGCGTAGAGGATACATTCGTACCGGCGAGATGGCCCGTGGTCGATTTCGGCAGAATGTCCTCCGTTCTTCACCCAGATGAGAGGAACATTCCACACCCTCCATCCGAGGCTGTCGAAGACAGGGACGTGGTCCATGAACCTGCGAATGTCACAGAACATATAGAGGTGGGCTTCAGGAGCCGTTGCGTAGGTTGCTGCTTCAGCAAACCTCCGGATAAGCCCCTTCACTTGTGTCCAGTTATCATTGTATTCATGCCGATGTCTGGTATCGCCGTCGATCTTGTGGGCCGAGATGCCGTAGGGCGGATCGGTGAGGATGATGTCGAAGCGACCAGTCTGTGTGAGCAAGTACTCAATCGCATCCTGTTGATGTAGCTCGTGCTTGATGTTGGGAACCAGCTGAGAGGTGATGGCTTGAGCAAACTCTCTGCCGAGCTGGTCGGCAATCATACGCTTAGCTTGCCGAAGGGAGGGAGCTTTAGCAATGTTCTCGTTCTGCTTGATGATCTGGTCGATTTCCAAAGCTTCCCTGATGGTAGCAGTTCTAGTGTTATCAATCCCGATCTCTTCCGCAATAGCGGTGAGGGTCTTGCCCTGGCTGAGGCGGAGCCGAGCGAGCCTGGCCCTGGCTGCCACCTGATCTTGCCAAGGTAAATCAGCCCTTCTGATGTTCTCATCCAGCTCCGCCTCGAGGACGAGGTCCTCGGACATCTCGGCCAGGTCTGTGATAGGGAGGAAGCCCAGGGGAACCTCGAGCCCGTTACAGAGGATCCTCTTTCCTGGCTGCTCCATGTAGATCTTCGTGATGGCCTTGAGCCGAGTCTCACCGGCGACCAGATGAGGAAGGTCGTCCTTCCACCTGATCACAATGGGATGGAGGAGACCGAGGAGAAGGATGGACTCGGCGAGGTCGGAGACATTCTCCTCCATGTGTACCTTGCGGATGCGTTCGCCGACCTGGATCCTGTCAACGTGAATGAACTGCATCTGACCTAAACCTTACCTCGGAGGAGTTGCCGAAGGTGCTCGATACCCTGGAGCGTTCCATGGTAGGTGAACCCGTCGACCTCAATATAGTCCTGAGTTTCTCGAACGAACTGTTTCAATTCCTCAACGAGTGCATAACCGCCGTTGCGGCCGAGATCTCCGATCTCCCTGTGGTTCAGCACGCAGAGGCACTCGTCTGGCTGCCGCTCGTAGATCAGGTTACCTTCGTCGAACTTCATGAAGCCGCGCAACATTGTAGCTGTCTCCCCAGATTGAAAGGGCAGGGAGCCCCTTTCCTTGGAACCCCCTGCCCGCAGTTGAAGCTGATCTACGCGGCCGAGTTCGACAGAACCTTTCGGATCTGAGCCATCGGCCCCTGGTCAGTCGAGCGGTGAGTGACGAGGACCCTGGCCCTCATACCCTGGAGACCCGTGGGGCTCCACTTCTTCCCGTTCAGTCCAACTGCCTCGAGCAGACGGCCGAGGCCGACGTTCTGCCCCTTCGACCTGTCGATGTTGCCCTCGGGCGTGAGGTCCAGCGCAATTCCCTGCACGACGACGTTCTTGTCGCGGCCGGTGATCGCCTTGATCTTGCCCTCGAGGTCCTCGAGCTCCCAGGAGACGTCCATGTAGGGCTGCTCCTGGTTGGTCTCCTCGTTCTTCCACGCCCTGCCGGCGACCTTGATGACAGAGGCGTGGTACTCCCCCTCCGGCGGAGGGATGCGAACCGTGTCGAGCTTCTCGCCGCCGGGGAAGGTAGTTGAGAGGAACTGGCTCGGGTTGAACACACTCATTTGGTCACGTCCTTCAGGAAGGAAAGGGAAAGGGAAGGTTCACGTCTTGGTTTTGGAAAGGGTCACGACATTGTCATCCTCCATCAGGGTTTCACTCAGTACGCCACCTCGAGCCTTCCACTCGTCAAAGACGGTGACGAAGGTCGGCAGGAGCTTGTCACTAAAGGGGAGAATTCGTTTCTTCACTGCCATACCGGTGGTGACGTTGGACCAGAAGAACTCGTCACCACGACGAACGGAGTGGAGGGCCTCGTCGAACAGGGCCGGGATCTGGGGGGCGTTCTTCGTGCCGAGAGCTAAGGGATAGCGGAGAATGTTTCCAGTGGACTCCTCCCTTTCCGGCGCGATATGGGTAAGGACAACCACGGAGCATTGAAGCTGGCAGAGGTTCCGCAGGAACATCATCTGCTGCTCCATCGCTACGCCCCACTCGGGAATGGAGCGGATGCTTCGACCTCCGGTTACCAGGCCGAGGAACAGATAATTGGTAATGGTGAGGTGGTCAATGCAGAGGGCTCGACCAGGACCCCATTTGTCCACCTCGCCCAAGCATTCCCCGGTTCTGTCGTCGATAAAGTTGGAGAGGGTTTTGAACATCTCGATGGCTTGAGAATATTCATTCCGAGCTGGATCTTGGATCTTAGCCAGGCCTTCCATCGACATGGTGTTGACTTTGTCAGCGTAATCGGCCATGGCTGTCCAGCTTGGGCCTCTGGCTACGAGAGAATGCCAGGCGACCTCTTTCAGGTCGGCAAGAATTGTTTGAGATTGGTCGAGGAATAGCACACAGGGTTTGACTCCTGCGTCGACCAAGGTTCTGAGACAATGGGTCTTGCCGGTTCCGGCGTCGCCGGAGATGACAACCTTGGGTCCAGGGAGTGGTGACATGGAGAGAGTTCCCTTGCGAGAAGGTTAAGCTCACGGATTAAGAGTAGGCGAGTCAAGAGGATCTTCCTATCCTCCACCCAGAGGCTGCCATCTCCATGCCGCTCGCATCGACGGTAGATTGTTTGCCAGGAGCAGACAATGGCCTCGGGAGAGGCAGGACAGAACTTGACCTTGGCCCAGATATCGCCACACGTAGGACAGAAGAATGCGAGAGAGTGAGCGGCTGGTCTCTTCCCCAGGAGCCATGTCTGTGGATGCTCCTGCCAGGAGTTCACGTTACCGTGCAGCTCCCAGACTTGGGTGAATGGGAGGGAAGGGGTCATTGCTTGGGCGGCGTCCACATGATGTCGTAGCCTATTGGGCCAGGAACGATGAGGTCTTGACAGTTGTTGATGACAAAGCGGACGTGGTTGATGCGAAGCTCCAGCTGTCGCCCGTGCAGCTCATGAGCCACGCATCGCATGAGCATTTTAGTGAGAACGTCGTCCATCAAGATAGCATGCGGGATACGCTCCAAGAAATATTTGATGGGTTTGTCGAACTCCTTTTCAAGGTTGCGGAACAGAGCATCGAGCTTGTTAAAGGCTTCTTGCATACCCTTGCTCATGCCGAGGTCGACGTAGAAGACCTGCTTCACCAGATCGGAGGCTTGCCAGGCCCAGCCGCACTCCATCCCGAGCTTGCGCTCCTCTTCCAGCAGGTCATCCAAGTACCAGGTGTAGAAGCCATGCGAAGCAAATGGGGCCTCGCCTCGGAGCAGGCTGTCATAGACACAGAGGTGTAGGTAGGGGCGGTTGATCGGACTGCCGGTGTAGGGTGACTCGATCATCACGGTTTGCATCACCAGTTCTCCATTGGTCTGACCTTGTCAGAGACAGCAAAGCCGTCGATCTCTTCGGGGTTCTTGGCAAGGCACCTGCTGTAGTAGGGGCAGATAGAGTTGAATTGCGTGCAAGCGGTGCTGAAATCGTAGGGCCAATCATTCTCCTGGTAGGCTCGGACCAAATGCTTAACCTTGGAGACGGTGGAATTGTACCACCTCTCAATATGGAAATCCTTGTACCAAAGAGGTACCTCCGGCATGTCGAAGCCATCGTTGGTGCGGAAAGCTATGCCGCGGACGAAGGCAGCGAGGATCGGAAACCCGTGCTCCCTTCCTGCCCACACGTAGCCCATGAGCTGTCCCTTCAACAGCATCTTCTGTGCCCAGCTGTCTCCTAGGTAAGACGTGGTCTTCTCGTCTACGATGAAGAGATGTTGAGGGGCGCCCTTGTTCCCGCCGATCATGTCACACCGACCGGAATAGAGAATGGGCTGGCCAGTATCGGGGTGCGTAACGGGGAGAGGAAGAGCGAAGTCGAACTCCACCGTTGTCTGGCCGAGGATGAGAGGGATGGGGTCGGAGCCGAGAGGGAACCGCTGGAAGTATACATGGAGCGCGTCGATGGTGGAGAAGAGGTTCTTCTTCCCTCTGGTAATGTCCTCCTCGATGTCCCAAGCTTTCAGCAGGTCCCTCAAGCCCTCGTTAATGGCAGCCTCCTCCGCTTTCCCGTTCATGAAGAAGGCGGTTCGAGTGCCAGCTAGACCCGCGGCGAAGGCAGCACCTGTGGTGAGGTGGACTGACTTGCCGACGGGTCTGATCCTGTCGATGTACTTCTGCCTGAACTTGATCAAGCAGAGAGCATCCTCGAGCTTGGAGTTGGAGATGGTTTCCGGAAACATCGAGCTATTCCGGAATGAGGTCGGCAAGATTGATCGCACGAGAAGAGCTGTACTTGCGCTTCTCCGAGCCCTTCTGCGTGAGAGCGCTCGCTGCAGACCGGGCCAGACGAGCTGCGTCCAGGCCAGCGCGAAGCTCTTCGAGTGAGATCTCTTCCCCAGCGAGGATGCGCGCACGCAGCGACATCACCTCCTCGAACGGACTGAGTTGCTCAGGCAAGTGCTTTCTCCTTTTGACGAGCTCGGTTCATGTTCCTGAGGATGATCTCAAACTCCTGACGGAGCATGCGGAGATCATCGGGGGACAGCTGCACATTGAGCTCGGGTATGTGCAGCTTGCCCGGGTAGACAAGTAGACGAGTGATGCCACGAGAGAGGACAGCGATGCGGGTCTCGATTACATCGCCGTCCTCTGGCTGGCAGAGCTGCTCTACGTACTTTTGCAGAGCTCTTGTAATGATCTCGGCCCGAGCGCCGTACTCAGGTCGGCCCACGAGCGGGTCGAAGGTGAGAAGTTCGACCTTTGCAGCGAGGTCAGATGGGACCGTGATGGTCCAGCGCTCGGTAGGCACCTTGGTTCTCCTTCTACCTTGGCCAGAGCGTGACCGGAGTAGCAACTCCGGCAACATTCAGGACGAGCAGGATGATGAAGATGAGCACACAGACAGCGGCGCCAAGGAGACACAGACGCTTCATCTGCTCATCGGCGATGAACCAGTGAACAGCTACGAAGATCACGAACCCGGCTAGCAGGAGACCGATCATGACTAGTCCTCCGGAAGGAATGGAAGGGTGAGGCCGCGGCGGTTGGCTGTCTTGCTGTCCCTCACGTAGAGGGCTTGGAAGCCGGCTCGGCAGGTGTTCGTGGTGACTTCGATCTCCCATGAGAGAATGCGGAGCTTCGAGTAGTTCCGCAAGATCCATGTCGCCTCTCTACCCTCGTCCGTTTGGATGAAGGGGAGGGCGTAGTCGAGAGTCAGGTCCACATTGCCGATCGGAGCGAGGTTCAAGCGGTGTACTCCCTCTCCGTCCCGACCGGCAGCAGTTCGCGGTAGCGAATGGAACTCGGCCCACAAGATGCAGGCTCGATACTCGCAGTTGAAGGACAGCAGAGGCTTATCGAGGACGTGGCAGGAGCCGTCGGTGAACTTGTCCAGGTGGATGGTGAAGTCGCACTCATCCTCGTCGCAACCGCGCGGGAAGGATACGACCTCTGATGAAGAGAGCTGGTTCCGAAAGACGTCATTGGAGTAGTACTGAACACCGGGTCCTGTCACCCACTTCGCTCCTAGTGCGGATGGGCTGAAGGTGCAGGAGAGGAGGACTGCAGCAAAGGCAGCTGCAATCCGAACAGTATTGAGGGACATCGTTGCGGTGCTCCACATGTGTAGGCAGTTACAAGTACGCCGCAGATGAAGGCAACTGCTACAGAGAACAGCAGGTCAAGTCTCATTTGTTTTTCCCTCCGTCTGCGGCGTACGCTTTTCGCAGAGCTCGATGATGGTCCGAGCCTCATCAGCGACACGCTCCCATACATGGTGGGGAATGCCGCCTTGACCGATGCCGGGTAGGTTATCTACGCAATACTTCATGATCAGCGTCGTTGCTGCCATGATACACAAGACCCGGCGTCGCTCGGTATCATCGAGGTCTAGCATGGTTGTCAGTCAGCTCGTTGCGCGAGTTGAACTAGGGCGACTGCGACGATGAAGTAGAAGGTGCAGACGCCCAGGAAGAATAGAAGGATCATTCCTCCTCCTCCTCCTCGTCGTCCTCCTCATCGGGGTCACAGCCGCAGGTTCCGTCGGCGGCGATCACTTCTCCACAGTCTTCGCAGATGTCTTCGATGGTCTCCTCGATCGGCTGGTCAGGGTTGGTCACGATGGTTATCCTCCGTCCGTTGAGGTTGAAGTACATAGCCTTCCTCCCTTAGAGGGGTGCGACATCTCAGGTGTACTTGATGGTTCGGATGATGTTGATATGAGGTGGCTCCACGTCCAGCTCGTACCCGTGCGTCGTGCTGACCCGCCAGAGGCCCCAGATCGACATGACATCCTTGAACGCGGCGAGGTTATCCTCATCCTTCATGATTGAGAAGGCGGCCTGAGGAATTTTGCACGGACGATTAGGATCATCGCGCATGCGTTCCAACAGGTCGAGCCCGATAACTTGGCGCAGCCCCGAGTTCGTGGCCTCACCATCCATGAGGCGCCGCAGGCTATCATCCAGCGCCTCGGCACTGAGTTCGGGATGCGATGGTCCCCAGCCGTGCTCTTCGATCAGCCATTTCCGCATCCCCTCACGGATCAACCGCTCATTGAACCCGTGTTTGCGGAACAGCTCATAAAGGCGCCACAGGCGGAGAAGAGAATGCGGCGAGCCGATCTGGATCAGCCCGTCCCTTTTCGTGAACTCAGCGCCCCAACGAGCGACGTTATCTGCGCTTGCGCCTGGGATCAGCCGGGCAAGCTGGTAGGTCGCCTCGCTCGCGGTGTAGAGCCCGTCGAAGTTCCACTTGCCCGAGCCGTTGCCGAGCCCGGCAGAGGTAGTCTGCGATGGGCGTGCGCCGAGCGTTAGCCCGGACTTCGAGGCGTGGCGTACTCGCTTGGATCTCCCGAAGGCGGGGTAGCTGTTGGCGCCGCACCACTTGCACACCGCCTTGAGCGCGGGCTCGCGGCTGCTGGCGATGCCGAAGGCCGAGGCCCGTAGCGTGGGCCAGAACGCCGTCTGACCGGCCGTGACCTCGACACCGTCGCTGGTCGCGGTGCCGCCGTTTGCAGTTGGGTTGCCGTTTGCGTCGACGAAGGCATCCGCAGTCAACCGGATGCCTTCGCTGTCACTGCTACGCATCTCGCCAAGGAACGCCGCAATGTAGGCCTTCAGGCTCTTCTGGAACTTGCGCTTGTTGCGGCTGGTCTTGGCCCATAGGTAGCCAGCGAGACTGTCGTTCGCGCCGCCGAACAGTCGGTAGTTGTTGCCGAGGATGTTGCCCCACGGGCCAGTAGCGTCGAACAGGACTTGATACTTCTTGAAGATCCCGATCGCTGTGGCGGACGTGATCCCGTGACGAGCGGCGAATTGGCTGACGGTAATCGGGAACATCGACTGGCCGCCGCTGCCCGAGAGGTAGCCGATCCTGGTGTCCGCATAGATCGGCAACTCGCCCTGGCCCTGGTAGTCGGACCACTCAGTAAAGGCGAGACCGATCGCTGCTCCGGCCAGCCCGAGTGCGATCATGCCAAAACCGGTCGCGCCGATCGCCGCTGTGATGACTGCAGTGACTACACTGATCACGTCACTGACGGTGAGCGCCTGGGCCTCGCCTGGGAGATAAGCGTAGACCACCGCACCAACAGCAAGCGTGGACGCGCTGTTCAGGAAGGCACGGCGGTCCATTACTGGCGCTGCCGGAGCGAATATCTCAGGCTTGCGTTGGGTATGCCGCCACTGCTGACGGCTTAGCCATTGCCGGAGCATCTTTATCTCTTCCGGGAGCCTATGGGTACAGCCCGCGTGCCGCTTGGCTCCGAGCGACGCGCGGTCCGATTGGGGACGATAAACATAACGCATTTCCGCACGGATGTCAAGTGAAATATTTCAGGTATCTTCCTTCTCCTCCTTCTCATCCGCTGTGCCGTAGAGCTGCTCGAACGCCTTGTACCCTGGAGGTTGGAAGGTGCTGTCGATTTCCTCTGCCGTCTTCATCTTCAGTGGAGACTTCTGAATAGGCGGAGCTGTGTTGTTGAGAGCAGTAGCGTAGAGCTCCTCCAGAAGGGTCTCATCTTGATGCTCGAACCGGAGGAACCAACCTCCATCCTTCCCTTGGCGTAGGCAAAGAGTCACGGGGTCCATCCAGACAGCGTCCTCGGGATGCTGGGCCATATGGTACTTCCGTGAGATGTAGAACTTAGCTCGCGCAGCAATGGCTGCTGCCTCGCTGGGGAAGGGCACGAGGACGGTTCGCTTCTCCAGCCCAACAGCGACAAGCATCTGGAACTCCTGCGCCGATAGCCCTGGACGTTTCTTCACTTTTCGACTCCGATTAGAAGGTGGTGCATGACAGTAGTGATGACTGCCTTGGCTTGATAGGTGACGAAGTCGTCCTTCATACCAGGACCAGAAGAGATCCAGTCGGCGTAGGAGGTTCGGAGAGTGTTCTTGACCTTGTCGATGAGCTTCGGGTGTATGGGATCGAAGATGGCGAGGTTGGACATCAGATGATCTCCTCGGTGTGGAAGTCGCGGAGCACGATGGCGATCCGCGTAGGATAGACGTCGCCGGTGGTATCTCTGGCCACGGTGAAGGTCAATTCCCTGCGCCACTCGTCGGCCTCGACGAGAGCGTCTTCAGCATTGGTGGTGGCTTTGTGCTCGGTTGGCTCGCCAAGGTTCCACTCGATCAGGGCGTACCATTCACAGAACATTACAGGCATGAGATGAGGGCTCCGTTGGAGGTGAAGTGGGGAATGCGTGGTCTTTTTCATGGGTCGAACCACGCATTCCCAACTTGTTCAGGTCTGCATGTCGCTGAGCTTGTCCTTCTCCATGTCATCGAGATCGGGAGCCGGTTCTCTCCAGATCCTCTCGTCGATGGGCTCGCCAGAGATGACGCGGTCGAGAGCGATGGCTGCAAGCACACGATCGTACCGAGGATCCGTCTCCCAATCTTTGGGACAGATCAGAGTAATGAGCTCGCCTTGCGGGAGCTCTCCGAGCCAGTCAAGTGTGAGGTTGCAGTACAACGCAAGTCCGAGGAAGCACTTAGTGTAGTGTTTCATGTCGAACTGGGGGTACTCCCCTCGAAGCAGCGTATCCCTCATCTTGGTAAGGGCAGGAATGTTGCGGTCAGTCATGGTTCGCTCCTGGCGCTCTGGTTAGAGCTTGATGATGATCTTGCCGTCGAGGATATCGATCTCGACCCCCATGTCCGCTGCGATGGTCTCGAGCCGTCGGGCAGTGGCTCGGAGATCATCGAAGGTGTAATGCTCCTTCACCTTCCTCTGGATCCGAGCTTCGGAGAGGATCGGGATGGAAATGGTGTGCGTCTTGGTGTCGTAGTGGACGTCTCGGATCTCTGTGATCCCGCACGCTGGCAGGTCAAGTCGGTCCGATCCCCTGTAGTGACCCTCACCTTTGTTGACGAGCTTTCCCGTGGAGGAGGGAGAGAGGAGAAGGCGATCCTCCACCTTAACCACGTCGAGCCGAGCCGGATTGCCGAGCTCCTTGAGCTCCGTGTCCCCGAGGAAGATAGAGATGTTGCGGGAACCGGGGGAGCTTGAGTTGTAGCATGAGTATCTCATGTGTTGTCTCCCTCAAGGGTGTGGTCGAACAAGCTCATCTCGACGTTGTCGTAAGTGTTGAACAGCATCACTGCGCAGGGGAGCGGCTCTAGCAGGCCGCGCAGGCAGAGGTATTTGAAGAAGCTCTCTACATCGAACCACTCACGTCCTTGCAGTTGCTGCTCATAGTTCTCCTTGAGAAGGGTGGCAGGATTGAAGTCCTCCATTACCCTGTAGGTTCCATCGACCGAGTGATCCTCGCCGTAGTAGAGGCAGCTTGTGGCGACGATCAGCTCACCTTTCCGCAGGGTACGCACTTTCTTTTCTCCTGGTTCAAAGGGTGCGCAGCTCAACCGAGCGCCGTTGGCGCTTAGGTTAGAGATTGATCTCCAGAACACAAGCGGCCTCGACGACGGTCTGTGGATGACCCGTGCGGTCGAAAAAGGCGATGCGGCCGGAGTAGAGCTGCTCGACCGTCGCGCGGCACACCTCGTAGGTAACCGGCTTCGGGCCGATCACCTCATCGCCGTTGGAGAACACTAGCACTAGGACGAACATGGCGAAGGTAGACATGGTGGGTACTCCTGTAGAGATTGCCCATTACCGAGCACTTACGTGCTCAGATCACGAGATGACCTTCGTAACTCGACCATCGAGCACGAGGACTGTAGCGTACCAGGTGTGCGGTCGGGGGGAGTGAGGGCCACAAACATACTCCTTCCCGTTCAGGACGGGAGTGCCGAGGCCAGGAGCATAGACTGTGACCAGGGCTCGGGCCTTGACCGCGTCCTTCAGGTCTTTCTTCGACTTGAAGTCGGGACGAACGTACATCAGAGCTACTCCTTTGCTCTCGGGTGTGATATAAGACCGAGCGCCTATGGCGCTTGAGCTAGAGGTCGCTTAGGTTAGAGATAAGCCTGTCGAGATCCTTCCTTAGCTCCCCAAAGGGGACATTAGCTCGAAGACGGCGCAGGAAGTTGTACATGGAGGGTGCTGCTGCCATGAGCTTGGCGTTGGAGAGGTTCTGCTCGTAGGTACCTCCGTAAGCAGCTCCTATGGTCTTCCAGGGGACGAGCTCTTCCTCCGAGAGGGGCTCGATGATGTGAACCCAGCCGGAGGAGTCGATGCCTTCGGCCTGCAGCTCGGGGTTCGGATCTTGGATTGTCCAGCTTCTGGTCACTTGCTTTCCCTTTCTGGGTTGGTCGATCTCGGCCTTGTTGGCGTCCCGCTCAGCCAGCAGGTCAGCGACTACCTGCCGCAATAAACCCTGCTCTGCTGGTTCCCACACTTTGGGTAGGATCTCTCTCACCTGCACGATGACCTCTGGCGTGAGCCGCTCGCTGAAGGTCATCAGATGTCCTCCTCTTCGTCTTGCGTGCGCAACAGGTTGCTGTCGTGCTCGAGGTCCTCCTCTTCTGTGAGGAAGGCGTCAGGCAGAACAAATCCGTAGTTCACACTGCTGGCCAAGTTGCGGTAGGTCCAGCCGAACCTCTGACCTGTCCTGATAGCCGTTCCTAGGACGATATCTGTCTGCTTCCGTTTGAGGGTGTTGGAGTGTTTGGTTGGGATGAAGATGTGAGACATCTGCGTTGGTCCTTCTTAGGCAACTCAACCGAGCGCTTCGTCGTTGGAGGGAAGAGGCAGACGGCAAGCTAAGAGGATCTCCCATCGCAGCTTGAGTGAATAGGGCGGGTAGTTGTCGGCGGCGTTGATGAAGGGCCTGAGCCCTTTGGGCCGTCGACCTAGGTGTCTTGCTGCGTAGCCCCACTGGCAGGTCTCGAGGTTCAAGAGGCCAAGCGGATCACAAACTGCAGTGATCGGGCATTGGCAGAGAGGAGGAGACCCATCAATGTGGAGGACTCGGCGAATGAAGCCATTTGGGGTGAGGAACCACGGATTGGTACTCTTGTTGGTGAGCTGGCGCAGACGGGAGAGGATCTCTCGGGTTCGGACGCAGTTGGGATGGAAAGAGGTCGGCATTACTTGTCTCCCCAAGGCAGATTGATTGGCCACCGTCAAGGCTTGGTCGATACAGCGCAGCGCACGGATCTCGCGATCGGTGAGGATCATGGCTCAAGCCCACCGCCGAAGCCCTCGCCCTCGGGCTCCAATTCGTGTTCGTCCTCAGAGAGCTCCGCGTAGGGTTGAAGCTCCGTTGGGGAATAGGTCCGAAAGCCTGTACAGGTCCAACGTCGAGCGGGATGCGCATAAGGATCATAGATCCAGCGATAGCCGCTGGGAGAATAGACGACCTCGACGTTGGGAGGCATCTTGCCGGAGCTCATGCTGCTCATAGCTGCTATTCCGGTATGAGGTCGGCTAGGTCCTTGTGCAAGGCTCGGCCTGTGACGCGGCTAACTCCTCTCATCCCGGGCCGCAGTTTGGTGATCTTCCCGTCGTCGAACTGTGGGCTCGGCCTAGCGCCTACCAACCGCTCGACTCTTTGGGGCGCTTTCCCGGTCTGAAGGACGTGCCAGAGCTGCTGCGGCGAGCAGACGAGGACCCGTTCGCCCGATTGCAGGATCACCGTCATGGAGTTTCTGCCTGGTATGACCTGCATCGGTTCGAGCGCTGGTTGCGAGGCTGAGGGCTCCATCTCGGCAAGGCATTCCTTCATGACTCGGAGCACATTCTGTTCGATCTCGTTGGAGGCTAGAGGCCCTGCCCGAGCGATGCGCTGCTTTAGGCCTGCTGCGTCAGCGAATGCCCACCCGCGAGCTGCGTCTTGAAAAGGAGTTATCATGAAGTCACCCTCCCGCCTCGGCACAGGCGTCGGTGCCGACATGTTGATGGAGTCGGCCAGAAGCCATGACCCATTTCACTGGCCAGGAAACCGCGATCCTTTGAGTGATCCCTTTCGTGCATTGTCATTCTCCATCCTCAACCGAGCACTTCGTGCTCAGGCGTGTGGCGTTGGGAAAGCATGAAGCATCTCCGTTTGCTTATTGCCGAAGGCAAAGCGATGTTATCACGTGTTGCCGCATGGGAATATGCGACATTTTGTCGCACCATGCCCAATTTCCCCTACATGTTCCCTATGTTTCCCTAATGTCCCCTAATATCACCCTAAAGTCCCCTGTGTCCCTATGTCGATCGATTTTGGGTCCCCATCTCGGACCTTATCTCACCCTATCTTACAATACCTATATGTATAATTTTTTTTTTAAGGTAAGGGGGGGTAAGGTCCGGGGGGTGAGGGGGGCGTAAAATGGAAAATCATAGGAACAGAGGGGATATTAGGGTAACCATAGGGGATATTAGGGTAACACGATATGCGGCAATGCGTGGTTCGACATAGCTGCAACATCACGTATTCTACATTTCGGTAGGTTTATTGTTGTTTTAGAGGTGGGGAAGTAGCTTTGTTGTTGTTTTGGGGATGGGGAGGGAGGTGCGGAAAAGACCACGTATCGTTTGCCGGGCCATACGTGGCCGTGGGCGATGTCGGCGCCGATGGGCATGGTGGTGGCCGGAACCCGGCCGATCGCGTCCACGGTGCCCGGTGGCCCGGCAATCGCCATTCGACCCGATCCCGGCCCCAAGAAGAAGAACGCGCGCGTGAGACAGAACCTAGCTCCATCCCGAAAATAATTCTTGACACGACATCTCGCTTATCGTATGGTCCCGATGGTGATCGGACATTGGGTCCGATCCGAAATCGGAATACCCAAATGGCAACCCGTACCCGTCGCCTCTCGAAGGTGATCGACGCCAACGCCAGGTCTCTTACCCTGGTGTTCCTCGGCGAGAAGGACAGCGAAGGCAATCCGACCGTCAACGATACCCTGGTGTTCAGCCTCTCCGACTACCCCAAGGCCATTGTGACCCATCTTGCGCTTCACGGGCTTGGGCAGGTGCTCGGTGACGAAATCTCTGGCATCGGCGCCGATGGTGGCGATCCCGTTGAGATGGTCAAGGCCCGCAACGCGCCGCTCGTGAACGGCGACTGGTCGGCCGGCCGCGAGATCGATCGCTCCATCCTGGTCGAGGCCACCATGGCAGTATTCGCCAAGGCCGGCGTGGTTCGCGAGCGGGCGAAGGTCGAGGCGTACATCAACGGGCTCGACGCCAAGGAGGTCGCGAAGTACCGCCGGCGCCCTGACATCACCGTGGCCGTCGCCGCAATCCGCGAGGCTCGCGGCCAGACCGGCGATGACTTGGGAGCCCTGATCCCGGAGTAACCTGCGACAAGTTGTCGCATCTGCCGCAAGGCGGGGCCGAGCGCCGAAAGGTTCTCGGCCTTTCCTTTGTCCGCTCGGGCAGGGCATCCTCCCCAGGCGGGCGGTCGGTCCGTCATCTGTGGCCACACGGGGGAGTTTGGAGGTTTTTGGGTCTTAGCGTATTCCCGAATTCATTTTCCTATTGCACCGCCTCGTGACCTCTCTTATAATAATCGGGACGGGGTTCTTTCGGGATTACGTCTTGCTACGCAAAGCTAAGCTTCGCAACCCTTTCTGCGGAAACTTAGATGCCTCCCTATCGCGGACCAGAGAGAAGGCAACGAAGGTCGGAGGAATATATGGGGGAGGAGAGAAGGGGGTTGCTGGGAAAGCTGAACGGGAATGCCCCGGTTTGGCTGGCCTTTATTTTTCAGCTCGGAACTGTCGCCTGGTACGTTTTCAACATGAGGGCGGATATAGATAACAAGGCGGATGCAGCGACGCTGGTGAAGCTGGCAGGAGTGGTGGAATATCTGGCGCAATCGAAAGCGAACCAGATTGAAGTAGCAGGGCTGGGGCGTGATATTGCAGGATTAACGGCGGTGACGAATGCTTTAGGAGGATCGGTTAATTCGCTAGAGGATTATACGGCAAGATTGCAGGAGCAGACGAAGAACATGTCGGTGCATATCGGGAACCTGGAAGAGGCGAACAAGTCCATCTGGCGGCAGACGAGGTAAGCGGAAGCCGGAGGAAAGAGATGCTACCCGGAGTGAAGGCAGTTCCCATAACGGCGACGGAGGGCAGACCGCTTTCCTCGCAGAAGGCGGTGACATCGGTCACCTCGGTCGGCCGGCGCCATCACGAGATACTGACGTATGTCCTGGCCAATCCGCACAAGCCCATCACGGAGATAGCGCAAGCGCTCGGGTACACCACGGTTTGGGTTCAGAGGGTGGTCAGGTCGGACATGTTTCAGCTGGAGCTCCGACAGCACCAAGAGGCCCACAGGGCCAGAGTCGTAGGGGCGATGGAAGAGAGGCTATACAGCGTTACCCATCGGATGCTGGAGGATATGGATAGGAGGTTCAAAGGCGGGCAGGCATCGGAGAAATTTGTACTGGGAGCAGCACCCACGTTGCTCGGAGCAATCGGTTATGGCAGTCAGCATCGAGGAGAGGAGCCGCAACGGCATCTACATGTCCACGTCAACGGAGACCAGCTGGCCAGGGCAAGGGAACTCCAGCGAACCAGCTACGAGGCCAGTGACGTCCCATCAAAGCCTGCTGCTGACGAAGCTCAAACGGGTCCAGTTCCAGCGCTCGAAGCACCGGCCGCAGATGCCAACTGCGCCGAAGAGAATTCGTGGGAGGTTGTATGAAGAGCAGATTCTAGGGTGGCTCAAGCGAGGTCTCGGGGAAAGGGTGATAGATGATGCAAGACTCAGATACGAAATGGCTGACGGAGAATCAGGTGCTCTGCATCCTGATGCAATCATCCTCTGTCAGCATTCACTTATCCTGGTTGAGATCAAACTCAATGTCAGTCTCAGGTCGTGGTGGCAGCTGCGGCATGTATACGGACCTCTGCTTCGCAAGGCAATGCCAGCTGCGCGAGTTCGAGACCTCATCATTTCTGCCTACTACCCAGCAGCAGAGCTGCTCGATCAGCTACCGGAAGACCCCATCGCTGTGCGGAACCCGCTAGATGCAGGATTCACCGGGCTCAGCCTCATCGTACTGGCAGAGGACAAACCCAGGACTGGCGGTCCTACAGGCCCTCTCGGCAGCACCTAAGCCAAGCGCCGAGGGCGCTCGGTTGAGCACAGGTCCTGACGCTCGGGAGGCTCGGACGAACCAGGTTGATGTTGAGGAGCTGGTCGAGCTGTGTGCCCTGAATCCGCAGCTATTCTGCACCACCTTCTTCCCCAAAACCTTCAGACAGGACTTTCCGGTCTTCGACCAGGATGTTTGGAGGCTCCTCGAGTCGCACAAGTACCAATTCGTCGCCCTCAAAATGTTCAGAGGGTCAGCGAAGACAACCCGCTTACGCACCTTCACCCTCAAGAGGGCCGTGTACGGGATCTCGAGAACTTGTATTTTTGTCTCGGTTTCGCAGCGGCATAGTATTCAGTCGGTGAGGTGGATTAAGAAGCAGGTGGAGGAGAATGAACTGCTGCGCTCGGTCTATGGGGTAGAACCGGGGAGCAAGTGGACAGATGAGTGGATTGAGATATACTCGAGGGCACTTCAGCAGTCTTGTGCTATAGTTGCCCTGGGAATTACTGGACAAACTCGAGGGTTGAATATAGATGATTACCGGCCTGACCTGATTGTAGTAGATGATCCGTGCGATGAGGAGAACACTGCATCAGATGAGCAGAGAGAGAGGACGGAGGAAAGATTTTTCTCTGCGCTGGCCCAGAGCCTTGCGCCCAGGACAGAATGTCCCGAGGCTATGATGGTGCTGTCGCAAACGCCGTTCATTGATGGGGACCTCGTATCGCAGTGCGAGAAGGATCCGACCTGGGCAAATAGGTCCTACGGTTGCTTTCTCCCCAACGGGGAAAGTAGCTGGCCCTCGAGGTTCCCCACAGAGACACTCCTGGCAGAGAAGCAAGCCCACGTTGCCAGAGGCCAGGTGATGCTCTGGATGCGGGAGAAAGAAGTTACCATCATTGCAGACGAGCTAATGGATTTCAAACCTTCGTGGGCGAGGTTTTGGGATAACCTAGATCCACAGGCTCAGCTCGTAACCTTCATCGGGATTGATCCGGTTCCGCCTCCATCGGGTAGGCAGATCGCCGAGATGTTCTCCAAGAAGGACTTCGAGGTACTGGCCGTGGTGGGCCTCTACCGCGGGATGTTCTTCGTGCTCGAGATCCAGAGGAACCGCGGGCACCAACCAGATTGGACGGAGAACACCTTCATTAACCTGGTACAGAAGTGGAAGCCCACCTCCTGTAGAGTTGAGGCGAACAACTATCAGAGGACCCTACAGTATTTGCTCGAGCGGAAGATGCGGGAGACTAGGGTCTTCGTGCCGATTAACCCTGTAACGGAGATGAGGAAGAAGCGACACAGGATCGTGCAGACATTAGCGCAGGTAGCATCACAAGGCGCCTTCTACATGCATGCGACGCAGGTGGAGCTGATTTCGCAATTCTCCCGATATCCTCTGGTCGATCATGATGATGATCTGGACGCGGTGGCGATGGCCGTGGAGGAAGGGCTGGAGTACTACAGGAAAGGGGTCGAGTGGGACGAGGATGGGAAGCTGCAGCTTTACCAACACGATCAGATGGACTGGTCCAGTGGCATTCAGACTGCACCGTAAGCTGAGCGCCGCAGGCGCTAGGTTGAGTTGCGGCGCTCGGTTGAGCGGTGCTCGGTGGAACCCTGTGACTCCTGGAGGCGAGTCGTTCAGTTTGGTGAGTATGATAATCCTTGGTAGTATCTTTGCTTGTTTGACGCTCGGCGTTGCTCTCCATCTCGTGCTGGGATAATAGAGATGTTCTCCCTCAAGATCCCCTTTGGAGGAGAGAAACATCAGAAGGTGGTGGAGGCGCTCGCCTCGAGAAGGAAGCTGGCAGATGAGGGACATGGGAAGATAGAAGATAGGCTGCTCGAGGCGGATAAGCTATATAGAGCATACAGTCCGGATACGGAAAAAGTCGCGGCAGCGAAAGCGGAACGCCGGGCAGGGGAGATAGAATATGTGCAGATTAACATTCCGTTCTCCACGGCTACGCTGTTGACAGCGCATACCTATTGGACCTCGGTCTTCCTCTCCCGCTCTCCCATCTTCCAGTATATGTCGCTGTCGGAGGGACCGGAGGATAATGTTCTGGCAGTTGAGGCCCTGATTAATTATCAGATGGCCCGAGGGAGGAGCCTCCCGCTTTGGGGCTGGCTGATGGATGTAGGTTATTATGGAAGGGGAATATTGGGTCATTATTGGGCCGAGGAGGTCAAGACTATTGCACGCTACGAAGAGCGGCCAGTGGAGGTGGAAGGTGTTCCCATCGAGAAAGCCCGACCCGAGCGAGCCATCGTTCGAGAGACGCTACCAGGGTACGCTGGAAATCGGCTCTTCAACGTTCATCCACGAGACTTTCGACCAGATCCAAGGGTCTCACTGTCCGAGCTCCAGCGGGGCGAATTCTGCGGTCGGATCGTACGACCCTCGTGGAACGATATCGTTATTGGAGAAGCTGAAGGAAGGTACTTCAACGTCGAAGAGTTAAAGAAGCGAACCTCGAGAGCATTCGGCGGCGAGAGCATCGTGAGCTCGGTGCCGGGGAAGGAATATCCGGATTTAAACCTCGGATCTGGGGTGCTGCCCGAGGGCCCAGGTTTTATTGAGTGCCACGAATATTACGTGAACCTTATCCCAGCGCAATGGGGACTTTCGGCAGGAGCAACGACTCCGGAGAAATGGGTATTTACGTGGTGGAATGACGAGCTGCTGATCGAGGCTCGGCCCTTTGGCCATATTCACGACCGTTACCCTTATGAGGTTCTCGAGTACGAGGTGGATCCGTATTCCATCTCCTCGAGAGGCGTGCTGGAGATGCTTGATCCGCTGAACTATCTGATGACCTGGCTCGTCAATGTGCATTTCTATAACGTGAGAGCTATCCTCAACGGGACGTTCGTTGCGGATACGGCAAGGTTGATGACCCCGGACTTTAAGAAGAAAGGTCCAGGGAGGATCTTCCGGCTCAACCCGAGCTATTCCGGGACTGACGTGCGGACGGTACTGGCGCAGCTGCCCGTGGCGGATGTGACGCAGCAGAATATCCAGGACCTTAGACTGTTGGAGGATCTGTGCGGACGCCTCATTGGCGCTTCGGCCAATACGATGGGGGTGGTGAACCCAGGGGGAAGGAAGACAGCTACGGAGATCAGGTCGTCAACAGCTGGTGCAGCGGGCAGGATGAAGACGAATACGGAGTACTTCTCCGCAATGGGTTTTGCCCCGCTGGGCGGAGCTTTGCTGTCGAACTCGCAGCAGTTCTACAGAGCAGAGCAGAAACTCCTCATTGCTGGGGACCAGTGGCGGAATATGGAGTTTATCCAGGTCAATCCGATGATGCTGGCTGGGGAGTTCGACTATGTGCCAGTCGATGGGACGATGCCGATAGATAGACTGGCACAGGCGACCCTCTGGCGAGAGATGTTCCAGGTCGCGGGATCTGTCCCGCAAATTGGGCAGCAATATGATATCGCAGGGATTTTCTCGTGGGTTGCACAGCTTGCAGGGTTGAGGAACATTAACAGGTTTAAGGTGCAGGTGGCTCCTCCGATGGCTCCGGGTATGTCAATGGCAGGTGCGGGGCCCGAGCTACCGACAGTGGGGAACAGACGGGAGGTACCGTTGGGAGTGGTAGGTAGGAATGTTGGGCCAGCAGCGTAACCTGAGCACCTCCGGCGCTCGGCGAGTGCTAGGCGGAGGGTACCAAAAATGCTTGAGCTGACAGTAGCGGTCCTCTGGTCCGTTACCAACTGTTCTCCCTCTAGGGAGATGGAAAGACTGCTGAAGGGAAGGGGAATGGAGGTGGTGCAACAGCACCAGTTGAAGGATACCTCGGTGGGAGAGCTGTGGTATCGGGAGAAGGATCAGACGGTGATCCTGGTGCAGAGGTTTCCATCGGGGTTAAGTTGCTCGATAATGACAGGGGCAGGAGTTTACATGGGAAAGGTGACCTAGATGGCGGAGATGACGGCTACCAAAGCGCAAGCAGCTGGGATCGGAGCAGGGGTGGGGAGTGCCCTGGCGAAGATCATCTCGTGGGCCTGTTGGCAGGCAGGGTTGGACACCTCCACGATTGAGGCGCCGATGGAGGTTATTATATCGGCGATTCTCGCCATGCTTACGACCTACTATGCACCGGCCAACACGTATAAGCCGGAGCAAAATAAATGAAGAAGCTCAGTCTTTTGCTGCTCTTGCTGCTGCCGGCGTGCGAGCATTCGCTCGTGCCGAAAGCGACCTTGGCGCTCGGGGCAAGCTGCAAGGCGTATGCGAATGCTCTCCGAGTCCTGACCCCGATGAAGGCAGAGGGGCAGCTCACCAAGGAGCAGATCCAGCTGGTGGATAAGAGCAACTCAGCCGTTGATGAGCTCTGTCTGGGAGAGCCGCCCGAGGACATCTACGATGCCATCTCCCGAGTGAGTGCGGCGACCAACGCAGTTCTGCTGCTGACGCTGGAGGAGAAGAAATGAACCCCGCCTTGATTGCCTTGATCGTCGGCTCGATCGGTCAGGCGCTTGAGTATTCTCTGAAGCTGACTGCATTGGTGAAGGAGGCGGAGGACATGTCGGACGAGGAGGTGGCTGAGAAGTACCGAGAGCTCATTGCTGACTACAAGGCAGCGAGGGAGGAATGGAATAATGCCTAGCAACGGACCGCCTTGGAAGCTCTCGAGGGAGTCGAAGGAGAACCTGAAGGGGGTGCATGAGCATCTCGTCCAGGTAATCGAGCGGGCCATCGAGATCAGTCCGCTGGACTTCAAGGTACTCGAGGGCACTCGCTCGATGAAACGACAGGAGCTGTTGCTGTCCGCTGGGGCATCGACCACCCTCAATTCCCGGCACTTGACAGGTCATGCGGTGGACCTGGCAGTGCTCCTGGGAGGAGAGGTCAGATGGGACTGGCCCCTCTATCGAATCTTGTGGGCCTCGGGGGTGTATCCAGCGGCGCAGGAAATCGGGGTGCTGGTCGAGTGGGGAGGGAACTGGGAAAGCTTCCCAGACGGCGGGCATTTCCAGCTCCCGTGGATCGCCTACCCGCCAGTGAAGGAGGAGCCGCGGAATGCGTGAGCAGTTGGTAATGGCAGGGCAGTTCTGGTGTCCCGAGCCTGATCGGCAGATGGTTGAGAAGCTCGGTAATCGGGACGATGTCACCATTAAGGAGGCGATGAACTACGTCACTCACAGGGAAACAGCGGTGGATGTGGGAGCCTACATCGGCGATTGGACCCGACCGCTGTGCTTCCTGTTCGACCAGGTGTACGCGTTCGAGCCGGATCCGATCCTGGTCCATTGCCTGTATCGTAACCTGGAGATGCACACAAACGTGGCCGTGTTTCCGGCGGCTCTGGGGGAGGAGACTCGACGAGCCGGCTTTACCCATCTATCAGGAGGTCGGTCGCACATCGGGGGAGCGAACGGGATCGCCCTTATTATCCCGCTCGATGCACTATATCTGGAGAGCGCTGGACTGCTGAAGTTCGACTGCGAAGGGTACGAGTTGTTTGCCGTGCGTGGCGCGATCGACACTATTCGGACCTTCAAGCCGGTCGTGATCTTGGAGGAGAACGACTGTGCTAGGCGGTACGGACTAAATCCGGCGCAGGCGCGGAAGCTGTTGGAGAGTGAAGGAATGGAGGTGGTGTTTCGGTATGAGTATCTTCCTGAGAACTGGGATGTGGTGATGGCATGGCCGAAGACATAGAAGACCAGGTCCGTACGGACATCGCTACCTATGAGGAGCTGCAGCAGCATCCTGGCTATCGGATGCTCTTGGCAACCTGGAAGGTCAGGGAGCATGCGTTGAAGAGGCAGATCGTAGAGCAAGTGATTCGCTCACAGGATCAAGCCTTTGATGTGTGTTCGCTGCAGGGGAACCTCGCTGGCTTCCAGTGGGCGATGAGCACGGTCGAGTCGCTCCTCGCTGGACTGAGTCAGGATCTCGAGATGATGGTTGAGCAGAGGAAGATGGAGGAATAGATGGCGACTGATATGCCGGACGTAGCGGCGCCGACGGCAGCAGCTCCGGAGCCGGCCGAGACTGAAGCGTTCGACCTTTCCTTCCTGGAAGAAGGAGACGAGGACGTTGCCCAAACTCCTACGGAGACCCCGGCGGAAGTGCCGGCGGAAGTGCCTCCAGAAGAAGAGGTGAAAGAGGAGGAAGCTCCAAAGAAGGAGCCGGAGAAGAAGGAGGAGGAGAAGCCGAAGGAAGAGCTGACGCCAGATCAGAGGGCGGAACAGCTGCGCCTCCAGAAGGAAGCGTTCATTGCCGAGCTCTCGATGAACTACGAGCAGGCGGTGACGCCGGAGGAGAAGGAGACTATCGGGGAGGACACAGCCAAGGTGATGGCTCGTATGGCGGCAAAGCTTCATGCCGAGGTATACGAGTCGAGCATCAGGGCATTGTTTACTCAGCTCCCAGTTGCGGTGCTCGCGTTCGAGGCACAGCGCAGTCAACACACTTCAGCTGAAAGTCAATTTGACGAGCGCTGGCCCGAGCTCAAAGACCGCAAGGAGGCAGTGGGACGCATCGCGAAGGTCTACAGGCAGACCAATCCGAGCGCGACCACGGAGCAAGCTATCGCCGACATCGGGGCGATCTCGATGCAGACGTTAGGCCTCAGCACGACAGGTACTGCGAAACCGAACGGACACGCGAAGGTCCAGAAGAAGGCGGCTCCACCTGCGCCCGCGGGTGTAGGGAAGACAGCGCCGTCTGCTCCGAAGGAGAAGAACGTGTTCGAGGAACTTTTACTGTGGGAAGAAGGAGACTCGTAAATGACAGCCTTCGCAGGCCTCCGTGGCACCGGTAGCTTTGCTACCGACGAGAGGCCGAAGAACTTCAGAGAGCTGATCCTATGGGCCAGCCCGAACGGACAGGCGCCACTGACGGCGCTCATGGCCAAGGCGAAGAAACAGACGACGGATGATCCGGAGTTCGCCTGGTTCCAAGAGCGGTTGAACCAGGTCCGGATCACGACCTCAGCGGATCTATCCGCGAGCTCGACCGCGGTGACCACTGCGGCAGGCGCACTCGACCTGGTGGTGGGTGATGTGCTCCTGATGGAGAAGACGGAAGTCTCGGCCTACAACAATGAACTGGCTCAGGTCGCATCGGTCACCAGCGATACCGCGTTCACCATCACCCGAGGTGTTGCGAACACCACTGCGGCAGGCCTGGCGTCGGGCGGCTTCATGACGAAGATCGGCAATGCGTTCCAGGAAGGTACGCAGTCGCCGAACATCTCGCAGAGAAACCCGACCAAGGTCCGGAACTACACGCAGATCTTCAAGACCACCTGCGGTATCACCGGCACCGCCGACCACACGAGGACCAGGACCGGCGACGCCTATATGAACGACAAGAGGCGCAAGGCGTTTGACCACTCGGTCGGGATGGAGTGGGCCTGGTTCTGGGGAGTTCCGTACGAGGACCTCACCGGCACGCAGCCGAAACGGTTCACCGGCGGGCTCAGAAGCTTCATCACCACCAACGTCTCGATCTTCACCACAACGCCGACCGAGGACAACTTCATCGACTTCGTCAACGGCCTGGTGACCCATAACGGGTCAGGGACGCCGGGGAACTCGACGGGAGATGAGCGGCTGGTCTTCTGCGGCAACAGCGCGTGGACGGCGTTAAATAAGCTGGCGAGGAACTCTGCCTCGACCAGGATCAACTACGACGGCGTCATCGACATCTACGGGATGAGGCTGACGAAGTGGATCACGCCGACCTGCACGCTGGCAGTGAAGACGCATCCACTCTTCAACACCCATGCCCGGTTCAGCAAGTCGATGTTCTTCCTCGACATGTCCACGATCGTCTACCGGCCGCTCGCCGGACGCGATACGACGTTCAAGGACAACATCCAGGAGAACGACGCCGACACTCGGAAGGGCATGTGGCAATCCGAGGCAGGGCTGGAGGTGGAGCACGAATACCTGAACGGGTACATCGGGAACTTTAGCGTTCCTTGATGTGAGCTGAGAGGGGAAAGAAGATGGAGGAGCGGTCGGGTGCAATGCGTGGTTCGACGCAACCCAATAACCACGTATTCCGACCCGACCGCCTCTTCGTCGGCATCTGCTCCAATGGCATGTGGGAGAGCTCCTTCGGGCTAAGCCTAGCCTTCCTGCTTGCCAGGTTGACGGTGCTGGTAGCGGGGAAGAGGCTCAGCAACTGGAGTCTCGACCACATGCAGGGGAGTATCCTTCCTAATCTGCGAGAGAGTTTGTTGAAGAAGGCGGAGAACTGGGATGCTACCCATGTGTTATTCCTGGACACGGACCAGGTATTCCCAGCAGACATCTACGAGCAGCTCCGACAATGGAACAAGCCGTTCGTCGCCTGCGGAGTTGCAACGAAGTCAGTACCAGCTGCGTGTACAGCCAAGCTGGCTCCTGCCGTGTCCTGGAACCCGACCACGGAGACTGAACCGCTCAGAAAGGTGTGGAGGGTCGGATGCGGAGTGGCATTGCTGCGCCTCGCCGACTTCCGCAATATCATTAAGCCCAGGTTCCTCATGCGGTGGCGGGGAGAGACAGAGGAGTATCAGGGCGAGGATTGGGGCCTCTGTGACCGGATGGATCAGGCGGGCATTCCGATCTATGTGGATACGAAGGCCTCGTGGCAGGTAGAGCATACAGGAAGGTTCCACTACAACCTCCATATGCTTGCAGTACAGGAGGAGATGAGAAGTGCCGAGCAAGAGCGCGAAACAGGCTCGAACGATGAGGGCGGCCGCACACGATCCGAGCTTCGCGAAGAAGCTGCACATTCCGCAGTCGGTGGCTAAGGAGTTCGTGTCGGCCGATAAGCGGAAGAAGTCGGAGAAACAGCGAAGGTCGCGCAAGGACTACTAGAATGCCGATCGAAAGCGCCAGTAAGATCGAGGACCTGAACGTCCTGAACCCGCTGGTGAACGATCCGCGGAGCGAGGGAGACGATCATCTCCGGCTGATCAAGTCGGTGTTGCATACACTCCTGCCAGCGGTCCCAGGCGCGAGTGGTCCGAAGGTCTCGCAGATCTCGAGCGGGACAGCGACGGTGACATCGGCTGCGTTGATGCTCTCCTCGGAGACGCCATCGACGGCAGATGTTCTGGATAACCTGTCGCTAACAGGGGTGAACGATGGCGCGGTGGTGACGCTGAGGGCGAACTCACCGGCAGCGGAACCAATTACAGTATCAACGGTGGGGAACCTGGAACTGCAGGGTAGCGGTGTTGTGCTATTGGATACAGCGTTCAAGTGGATTACATTCCAGAGGCTCGGTGCGACTTGGTTCGAAGTGGGTAGGTTTCCGCGGTTGCTTACGATTGAAGAATACGATCTGATGCATCCTATACGCTCCTGTTTGTTCTTCTCCACGAGCCATGATCCGAACGATGATGTTCCAGATCATCTTATTTCTCAGGTAACGTGGTCTCTCTTGGGAGATAACGACAGGTATCTGCGGATCAACTCCAATGCAGGTGATGTGTTCGATACTGGTGGAAATGCCTCGGTTCCCGTACCGCAGCATCATCACACGAATGGAAGCCTGGAAATTACGCTGAATGCCGAGAGTACAGGTGCTGCTGGTGGTGGTTTCACAAGGGCTGAGGTAAAGACCTACAACGTTGAGGGAGAAACCGGGAACATCGTAGGAACTGTTCCGCAAATTCCAATTACCCCGAAGTTCCGAGACTTCCGCGTCTGGCAGAGGACTGCGTAATGTCTGGCTCTGATATCGACCCGACAGTTGTCACGCTCGGCGTGCCGATACGGAAGTCGCTGCTCCGTGAGCAGATCGAGATCATCAAGCAGGCTATTCAGGATCTCGAGGCAGGAGGTACGGGTGGTGGAGGAGTTACAGACCACGGGCTGCTGGCAGGGCTCGGGGACGATGATCATACGCAGTACTTTACCAGTCCGAGGGCCGACGACTGGTTCCTGACAAAGACAGTTCCACTATCGCAGATCAGCCCGGCGACCACTGAGAGGAAGCTGATCGGGCGATCGGTCGGAGTAGGAGCAGGTATCTGGACAGAGATCAACGAGGTTGAGCTTCGCACCATCATTGGCCTGGCCTCTGCATCGGCGAGAGGGTTGGTGCCGGAGACAGGAGGCTCGACAGGAAGGTTCCTCCGAGACGATTTGACCTGGACCACAGGCGCCGGTGGTGGCGGCTCGGGAGATATGCTCAAGTCTGTCTATGATCCTGGAAACATCAACGGGAGTGCCTTCGCACTGTCGCTGCATACGGGAGATGCAGGAGATCTGGTGGCGGTGCCAGGGAGCGGACTGGCAGGGACAACGATTGAGGCACAGCTATTCGAGCTGAGCATTAATCAGTCAGGTGATGGGAGGACCATCCGAGAGGGAACTGATTTCGGCATGGGTTCGAGCTCGAGCCCGACGGATCTGGTCTGGGGAACTCCCTCTGGCAACGACGTCACGGTTACGAGCGCAGGTAATCAGCTTCCGGTCCTGATCGCAGGACAGCATGTCGAGGTGGATCATCCCACGGCAGCCAATGATGGAGTTTATCTTGTTGTAACGTCGACTGTCGGTACGCTCAGTCTGACCAAGATCACGGGAAGTGCGCCGGTTTCAGCGGTAGCTGCGACGGTGGCGCTGACCTGGTACTATCCCATCGACCCGGCGGATGCCAGAGATCGGTGGCTCGAGGTGCTGGGATCGGTGGCGAACAGCGATCAGCTAACGGCCTCGATGATCATTCGACCAGATCCGAGAGTATCGCTGTGGGGGACCAGGCTCGGCGATGCGGCGAGAGGGTATGTTGAGAAGGGAGATGACAGCGCCTTCAGTGTGACCCTGGGTGGATTGGGCACAGCAGGTACAGTGACGAGGACGCTGAGCTCGCCAGGCGATAATCTGCATTGGGCTCGGATCACCTCCGATGCCACCTACAAGTTCGTTGTCGAGACGCATATTCCGCCGGCCGACCTCAGGACGAAATTCTTCTCCGGTGCAGGTGCAACGACACCGGCAGCGACCAACAAAGGGGTAGTGCTGAGCACGACAGGTGCGTTCCTCGGGATCGCGCCGCTGGAGGATTTGATCCTTGCCCTCTCTGTCTCGACGGGGAAGATTGCAGATCTAGCAGTAACGGCGGCGAAGATCGCAACGGGGGTGATTGCCGAGACCCATCTCGCTGCGGGGGTCAGCCGGAGGTTCTACGAGCCAGTTGATGGCCGAGCCGCGAATGGAAATATCACCAACCTCACCAATGCTCATTCTGGCAAGTCGATTAGAATTGACCAGGACACCACTCTCGATGCAGCGTTCGGGGCAGGTTTAACCTCGCCTGATCAGGCCTTCGTGGAGGTCTGGAATGACAGCGCCGCATCGAAGACCCTCACTCGAGGTGGTACAGGGACGATCAACGGAGCCACCTCTGTAACGATTGCGGCGGGTGGTACGATCATTGTGAACTGCCTCAGCAATGCAGGAACGTCTGCTGTCTGCATTGCCCGAGGCGACTTCACGTCCGTAGATATGACGAATAGGAACCTGCTGAACATCGGTGCGGGTTCCACGTTCCAGACTCCCTCGGCGACGCTGGCAGCGTTGGGTGGTGTGCCGCTCGCTGGTGGGACGATGACGGGTGCGTTGCTCGGCGGCGGCTTTGCCATGTCGGGCTTCACCTATGGTTCGGAGTCGGTCAGCGGCACCTTGAATCAATCCCACGTTGGAAAGCGGCTCACGACTACAGGTACAGTCACCATTCCTACCAACGTAACTGGCTGGTGGGCGAAGTTTATCCTCGGAGCCGTCACCCATGACTTCACCTTCAATTCCATAACTAAAGACTCGAGCACTCTCGGTTGGGGTGTGGGAGATCATTTCCTGTTCGAGGTAACCAGCGCTACGACTGCCCAAATGACGCGTACTCCTGCTGCGAACGTCGTGTCCTTCTAGGGGAGACACTGACTATGCCTATCTCTGCAAATGATCGGTCGAAGATCCTGCGGAACAGCAGGGAGCCTGTCGATCGGATGCCCTACACTAACCCGTTCACGACGGGGAATGCTCTGCTGGATAGCTCCCTCGCAGATGTCCAGAACGCCTTCGTCTTCGGACGGCGGGTGGGAGCCTTGCTCAGCGATATTGCGACCGAGATCGCCGAGGCGGGAGCAGCGAAGATTACGGCTGGACAGGAGTTGGTACCAGGGAAGGAAGTGGACCAGTTCCTTTGGGCCAGAGATTATCAGGCAGGTGACTCAGAGCTGGCGATGAAGAAGATCATCGACCACTTTGGAGAGACGGTGGCAGATGCTGCTGCCATGTATGCCAGGACTGATGTTGAGATCCGCGCCGCATTGGTCGAGTTCGTTGTGCCTGCGCTTGCTGCTGCGGTAGCCAATAAGCGTCGCTGATGTTCTACTACGGCGCAAATACCATCGCACCAGCGTCCGCATTCGAGGCGCGGTTTGCCGACCATGACGGCACGAATGATTGGACTGCTCGTGGTGCGGATCTGAGCGGCTCTGCTGACGGTAACGATTGGGCGTTCTCAGTATGGTTCAAGGCTGCTACGCTTGGAGCGAACCGTACCATATTTACAAACAGTCTAACAAGCTTTGCGTTCACATGGGATAATACCGATCTCCGAATGGAGCTGATTATTGAAGATACTGCTGGTACGCAGAGAGTACGCATGTATTGCCTGGACAGCATGGCGACTGGTGTTCCGCATCATTTCTGTGCCTTCGGTGATGGCACGCTCAGGAATGCTTACATTGATGATGTCGCAGCGACGGTAAATCTGTACGGAAGTAATACGCTTGACTTCACGACCCCCAACTGGAGTATCGGCGCGCAGCCGACAGGTGCTGTGAAATGGGTCGGCGGGATCGGTGAGCTATGGTTCGGGGTTGGCTCGGCGTTTGCTCTCGACTTCGACACGACGAGCAATCGAAGAAAGTTCATCACCGCAGGTGGATTGCCAGTGGACCTCGGCGAGAATGGTGAGATCCCGACGGGATCCTCGCCGCTCTCGTACCACAGCTTCCGTACCGGTGGCTCACCGAACGACTTCGCAACGGAGAGAGGAACCTCAGGCACCTGGACCCTAAATGGTGCTCTAGCTGATGGGGGAGCTATATCGCTATGAGCTTTTATGCAATGTCCGCAGCGACCAATGGTGGTGGAGCCTCCGCGATCGGCACTACACCGCGGGTCATACCGAATACCGGATATTCAGAGATTGTGAACACGTTGCCTGGTGGAGCGCCGCTAGCGTACTGGCGGTGTGGTGAGCTGGGCGGATCGGTGCTGACCGATACCAGACCAGGTGCTCGGCATTTCTCTCTTGCAGGGCTGCCGCTCTACGACACGCCAGGTCTACCAGCGGACAGCGATACAGCTGTTGACATGCGGGGCATTGCGATTGCATCGAGAGCCAGTGATACAGGGCTACAGCTGGCTGCATTCTCCCTGAGCTTCTGGTTCAGAGCGCACACAATGCCAGCGCTGATTGATCCGAACGAGTCCCAGATCATTATCGGGAAGGACGCCAGCGGACTACATGACGGCGACTTTACGGTGTTCACGGAGGAGACTGGCGTAGTTAAGGCTCAGTTCCAATCGAATACGGCGTCCTTTGCGTTGAGCTCGCCAGTAGTGGCGGAGGAAATCTACCACGTCTGCGTCCGAGCTGACAACACCGGCTTCGATATGTACGTGAATGGGAAGTATGTCGGGAAGAATACTGCATATACGACAGCTTGGATCAACAATGTCAATCCCCTTACCATTGGAGTAGCGCCCTGGGCCATTGTCAACTACAACGGAATTGTAGACGAGATTGCGCTCTTCCCAAGGATTCTCACGGAAGCTGAGGTCTTCTTGCTGGCTCAGCATGTCGAGCTGCCGGAGGCCGTAGGTGACAGCTTCACGGTGCAGGAGGGTACCACAACCGTCCTGAATGTAGTGGCGAATGATACCTTCGCCGGACCGAAGTCAGGACTGACAGTGACAGTGGTTACATCTCCAGGTGGAGGAGACACCGCAACACCCGATGCGAATAAGGATATTGTGTACGTTGCAGGAGCTGTGGGAGCAACGACGGCGAGGAGCTTCGCCTATAAGATAACCGATCCGAACGGAGAGAGTAACATAGCCACGGTGAACATGACGATACAGGATGTCGCTGCACCGCCAACCGGAGCCGAGAACTGCTACAATGAGAGCGCGGCAGATGTGGTGGAGATCGGGACAGGGAGTGGAGATATTGGAGTAGCACTGGCAGCAGCTATTCTTAATGCACCGGCAGGCAGGAACATTTTGATCCTTCCGGGGACGTATACTGGTGGAGTTCAGACATTCCGAGCCTCAGGTACAGCGGCGGCGAAGGTGATCGTGAGGCCGAAGCCTGACCCGCTTGTGGGAGATATCGGAATTGTCACTGTCAACAACGCCAACTGGACTTTGGCAGATGGAGTTGGCTCGGAAGGAGTGTGTAAGCATCTGGTAATCTCCAAGATCTATTTCAACCAGAGCCGGGTGGTGCTGGCAGGAGACAACAATCGCGTGGCGAGGTGCCGGTTCCGCACAATCTCTGGCACTGCACTTCAGGTGGGCGATAATAACGGCAGGCATTTCCGGAATTGTCGGATCAGTAACTGCGATTTCAGTGAGTTCACCAATGGGCTTAGTCAACATAACCCGATCAATGTTCGGAACCTCTTCGGTCAAGGCAACGCAAGGAATCTTCTAATCGATCGTTGCTACTTTCATGACGTGAACGTAGAGGGGATCAATGGAACAGAGATTATCGGTACGTATGCAAATGTCCCTGGATTGCAGAACCCGGTGAGAGGAGAGACTGTTACGATAACTCACTGTTTGTTCTCCGACTGGATATTGAGGAAGCCAGCGAGTGCGGGCGGCGAAGGCGAGCTTATCACCATCAAGAGTGCCGGATGGGTGGTGAAGTTCTGCACTTTCCTAAATACGAACCTCGAGGTTACATTCAGGACTACACGAGATACGGAGCTGCGAAGCTGTTGGTTCGAGGGCGGAGACAACATTCGGGTAATGGGAGATGATAATCTGGTGATCGGGAATAAGGTGGTCGGCCCGGACATCATGTACATTAGGGCTGGAAACGCTACAACGCAGGAAGCGATAGCGTTGTCAGAACCTGATGGGATCGGCGTGTACGCTCGGTGTGCAAGGAATCTCGTGGTGGGAAACGTGATGGATACGGGAAGGATCGAGGTTGGCTTCTATCCCGATGCCGGTATCAGGCAGTCCGCCATTGATAATGTGCTCGAAGCGAATTCGAGGCTGGCAGGTGAGCCGCACTACATTCTGCATACCACGCAGTTTGGTTTCACGCCGGCGCAAGAGAGGACTACAATCCGCACAACCACCTCACATCCGTATGAGGCACCGGTGAAGCTGCTGCCTAGCCAGGTCGGCCTCATGGTTCCTGATCAATACTGTCCGACGGGGACCTAAATGGCTGGATTGCAGGAGCCCTTCGGTGATGACCTGGACTTCTTCGACGACGGGACCGGGTTTCTCAATGATCCAGAGGCGCCGTACTGGGTGCTTGGTCTTGAGATCATTCCTTCCGAGGTGGAGGAGGATATCCTGATGAGCTTCGTGGTGTCCGTGCGCGAAGGAGAAGCGAGGACGTATCTGGTGGAGGTAAAAGATCCGGCAGGAGAGCCTATAGATCTGACGGATCAGCAGATCAAGTGGGTGGTGGCGGAGGTGGGAGGAGCCGAGTCCGTCATCGAGAAGAATGCGCCAGCGGGGGTGGAGCAGCTATTTCCAGGGATGGTCCGATTGATGCTCGCTTCGGGTGATACTCTTGGTCTGTCCGGGGTATATCACCAGGAGGTGAAGGCTACGGTCGGCGGGCTGCCGAAGACGATCAGGTCGGGGATCTTAACAGTTATACCGTCTTCGACAGGAGCTATGTGATGAGAAGGGATGAAGCAGTTTTTCTGATCCAGTCGAGGTTCGGCGGGATGGAAGGAGAGGAGGACAGGATTATTGCCGAGCTGCAATTCGCACAGGAGCTCTACGAGCGGTCTGTGAAGAAGCCTTGGTTCCTGGTGACGACAGGGCTTCGGGACGTGACCGAACAAGGCTCCACGTCGTTGGTAGGACTAGATCCGCAGTTCCTACAGGAGTACGAGCCTGGATCTGTGTGGGTGAAGCCGTCGCCCACGACAGTGAAACTGTTGCAGAAGCTGAGCTTCGACATCGGGATGAACAGGCGCGGCACTGGAATGCCTACCCATTACGACCTGATCGGTGATCAGCTTCATGTGTTCCCGGTTCCAGACCAGACATATGAGTTGATCATCCGATACTACGGGAAGGACGAGAGATTGCATGGAGATATCGAGAACAAGTTCCTTCAGTATGCGCCGGATCTGCTTATTGCCAGGGCCGGCCTGAACATCGCGAAGTATGCCGAGCCCTCGATGCTCCAGGTGTTCCAAATGGACGAGCAGGAGGCTCATGCCAGGCTGGTCGCGGAGAACGAGGCCAGGATCCAAGCGAACCTCGACTTGACGCTTGATGAGACGTAGAGATGGCTAGGCTTGCTGTAGGGTTCCAGGGTGCTCCAGGTGTCATTCGTGACATCAATCCCGAGCTGCTGGGCGCTAACATCCTCTCGAATGCGAACGGGGTACGGCTGGCAAGGGGGGCATATCATAGGGTTCTAGATCCAGCTCTTCTGCTGAACGCGACAGGCATTACGCCGAACTGGCTTCTGCCGGTTGATACAGCGGCAGGGCCGCTATGGCTGATTACTACCGACACGAAGGTCTACTCCTTGACGGGAAGTTCCCTCCAGCACATCAGCAAGGTGGTGGGAGGCTATAGCGCTTCAGGCAGGTGGTCCGGTGGAGTGCTGAGCGGGATACCTGTCATCACGAATGGAGTTGACGTGCCACAGGCGTGGACGCCGGTTGCAGCATCTCAACTCCTCACCGATCTGCCGAACTGGCCGCCCACCCACAGGGCTATCGTGATGCGGTCATTCGGAGTAGTGCTGATTGTGCTTGGGATGGTGGTAGCTGGAGTGGTGAAGCCGTGGACTGTGAAGGTCAGTCACCCGGCCGACCCCGGCGCGCTGCCTGTCTCATGGGACGAAGCTGATCCGACCAGAGATGTTCTGCTGTTCGATCTAGCGGATACGACGGACAAGCTCGTTGATGGTATGCAGCTTGGCGAGATCTTCATCGTATATAAGGAGAATAGTACGTGGACACTCAGAACCTACAGGGGCCAGTCGCTGTCGCAGCTATTCCAGGTTAACAACATCTTTCGGGAAAGCGGGCTGCTGGCGAGGGATTGCATTCAGTCGGTTCGAGGAGGTGGACATTTTGTGGTGACGCAGGACGACATTATTGTCCACTCGGGAACATCGGGCTCGATGCAGAGCATCGGATATAGCAGGATCATTCGGGACTTCTTTAGGGAGGTGTCAGCCGAGCACTATCAAAAATCCTATACCTATAAGGACGACTTCAATAACGAGATCGTCATTTGCTTTGCGCCTGAAGGAGAGAGCGAAGTAAGCAGGGCGTGGGCGTGGAACTGGTCGGACAACACCTTTGCTCCACGGGATGACCTGTCCGGATTTCATTATATCGCTCAGGGCTCCTATACTCCGCAAGATGCACTGGATACCTGGGATACTGCAGTGGGAGTATGGGCAACGGATATTGCTCCGTGGAACACCTTTACGAATACGAAGAGACTTCGAATTCTATTGGCTGCTGGCGACGAGTCCCTATATAGGTTCGATGCGGAGCATACGGAGGGAGAGACAGAGACGGAGCAGAGTCTCGAGCGAACTGACTTTCACTTCACCGCAGACAAAGACGGTAATCCTATTCCTGCTCCCGATCACTTCAAGTTCTACCGGAGTATGGCTCCGCAGATTAATGCGCCGATGGGTACGGAGTTCGAGATCCAGTTCGGCTATCGAGACGAGGTTGGAGAGGACAAGCCAATCAACTGGTTTCCTCCGAAGCGCTTTAAGTTGAGGAGGGGAGTTCGGGTGTGGATCCTGCGAAGAACTAGGTTCCTCTCGTGGCGGATCAGCTGTATGACTTCGACAGCCTGGACCTGCTCGGGCTATCTCATAGAGCAGGACCTGAGAGGACGGAACTGATGGCAGAGCAGGTGGGTGTTGGGTTTCCGGAAGGTGGCTCGGTTCAGGATAGAGTTGCGTTCCTGACTGACGAGATACGGAAAGTGATGACAGAGCTGGATGAATACAGGGTTGCGTTCAAGTCAGTTACCCATGTAGCGCCAGCTAAGCCCCGAGAAGGAATGGTGAGGTTCGCCGATGGGACGAACTGGAACCCGGGAGCTGGGAAGGGCTATTACGCGTATGTGTCTGGAGCATGGGCAAAGCTATGAATATCTTTCCCATTCCTCCGGATAGGATCAGAGGGTTAAACAGCAATGTGTGGGAGGGGCTCGAGCGGAGCCTGACGTTCAACGATCGGGGCTTCGAGGTCGGAGATATCAAGGAGCTGCTGGAGCAGGGTCGGCTGGTGTTGGTAATCTTGACAGATGGACCGGTGTGGCAAGCAGCAATCGTATGTGAGCATGTGAAGTACCCACAGATGCTTCGGGTTCGGATCTTAGCTATGACGGGGTTTGCTCCCCTCGAGGTGTGGCTGTATGAGTTCCGAGACCGAATGCTCGACTATGCGAAGAATGTGGGAGCGAGCGGGTTTGAGGCGGTGCTTCGACCTGGACTTGCCAGGAAGCTGGGGTTTGCCCATGCACCTCGCTGGGCGGTGATGGAGAGCTAAGATGTCCGGTGGCGGTGGCGGTGGAGATGCGACAACGACCACAGAGCCGTGGGAGCAACAGAAGCCTTACCTCACGTACCTGTTTAACCAGGCGAAGGATCTGTATAAGCAGGGAATGCCCGAGGCATATCCTGGAGAGTATGTTGCAGGGTTCACGCCAGCGGAGAAAGCAGGACAGAGGCTGGCTAAGAGGACGGCAAGAGGAGGAATGACAGATGTTGCCAGGAGTGCTGCGAGAGCACAGCAGTTTCTGACCAATCCGGACCTTCTCAGCCCAGAGAGCAACAAATACCTGAGAGCCTCAGCGGCTGGTGCTGTTAGGCCCCTTTATGAGCAGCTGACTGAGACGGCGCTTCCCGCGATCAGAGGGGAGGCTGTTACTTCTGGTGCCTATGGAAGCAATCGTCAGGGTATTGCGGAGGGTCTGGCTGCGGGGAGAACGTCTCGAGCAGCTGGCGACATCACTGCACAGATGTACGAGAGAGCGTATGCCGAAGGCCTCGATGCGTTGGCGAAGGGTACGGCGCTGACTCCAACGGTGCAGGCGGCGCAGCTGGCTCCGGCCCAGACCCTCGCTGGGGTGGGTGCGCAACGGCGCTCGTATGAACAGGCACTTATTGACTCGGCAATTCAACAGTATAACTACAATCAGGCACTTCCGTATCTGAACCTCGCTCAGTATCAGAACTTCATTCAGGGAGGATATGGAGGGCAGACCACTTCGCAGTCGTCGATGCCGGGAGCAAATCCGTTCCTCGCTGGTCTTGGGGGAGCTCTTTCCGGGGCAGCCTCTGGCGCAATGCTAGGCTCCTTCGGTGGGCCGCCCGGCATGGCAATAGGTGCTGGTGCTGGTGCCCTCGCGGGAACACTACCTGTACTCTTAGGTTAGAGGAGAGAGAAGATGCCACCTGCTGCCCCTGTCAATCCGCAAATGGATGCGGCGAATAATGCAGCGCAGACTGGAGTTGCAGCTCCAGATATCCAGGACCTATATGCCGCGATGACACAGCTCGGAGGTCTGTTGAACCAGCAACAGCCCGAGCTGATGCGGCCACCTGACGCCGCGATCGCAGGCAAGGCCGATCTGGCGCAAGCCCTGCTAGGTCGTCCCCTCCCCGGCCCACAGGGCGTCGTAGCGCCGGGAGGACTGGGTCAATTCCTCGTTCCTGTGGGGAGATAACCGATGGCTATTGCGCCTCCTCCGTTGCCTTCGCCGAAGCCGAACGTTCCGATTACTCCTGCAACGGTGGCGCCGACTACTGCTCCGATGACGATGCAGGAGGCGCAACATCAGGAACGAGTCTCGGGCTGGCAGAAGTTCTTCACAGATGTGGGAAAGGACCCTAATGCTCTAGGCTTCCTCGTCGCAATGGGTTCTACCTTGACACGTCCGACGAACCTCGAGCCAGTAGCGCAGGTCAATCAGGCCCTTGTAAATGGCATGGCCATGATGGGGCTGATGTCGCAGTCAGCGAGGGAAAGGGCCAGACAGGCGAATGAGGAGCAGCTGGCTACGCGCCGGGTCGCCGTAGCGGAGCGTGGTGCAACAGCTGAAGAGCGCCGCACGATGACGGGGGAGGAGGCGCTAGAGGTTGAGCGGAGAAGAGCAGACATTGCTGCGCAGCAGGCTCGAACTGAGGCGGCGCTGGGAAGTGCGCGGCTTGGGTTGCAGGGGAAGGAGATGAGTCTGGCCGAGCAGCGTCTTGCGTTGCAGGGGCGGGAGCTTGATATCTCCGAGCGCCGCCTTGGGACGGAGATGGATCTAGAGGAGAAACGGCTCGAGCTGGCTGGTCAGACACATCTCCTTGCGAAGCAGAAGCTTGGCCATGATATGCAGCTGCTCGAAGCACAGCTTGCGGCTGCTTCCACAGAGGCTCAGACAGCGGCGCAAAAGCAGAGGCTGGAAGAGGCAAAAGCAGTCTTTGCTACGGTGAATAAGGAGACGAAGACAGCAATGGAGCTGGCTGAGACGCCGGAAGATGCGGAGATTATTCTACAGGATGCTTTGCAAAAGGTGACAACGTACTTCAGAGGAGCTGGCGTAAATGTTCCTGCTTATACTCCGCCAGAACCAGAGCTGACGGAGGAGGAGATCTTCCAGCAAATCACTGCGATGAACCCGGATGCGCCAGAAGAGGTGAGGAGGCGAGCTGCACAATCCAGGGCAGGAACACTTCCGCCGGAGCCGACCACGGCAGTTGCCGGGACCACGCCTCCACCGCCCGGTCCGTATAAGTTCATCGAGGAGGTAGCTGCAGAGCCGACTGCTTCGCCAGAGGAGATTGCTGAGGCGATTGCGCAAGCTGAGCAATTGCGAGATGCTTCGGCAGCGGTAGATCCCGAGCTGATGTATCTCCTCGCTCGGCTGCATATGCGGCAAATGGGCGCAGCAGCGAACGTTCCGATGGGTCCGAGGTAGCGATGCTGATAGATCCCGAAACGGGACTTAAGGTTCCATCACTACCGGCGACAGTTGACCCAGTGACGGGGCTGAAGATCCCCGCGCTGAGGGAGCCGAACTGGCGCCAGCTGGGTCCAGCTGCGAAGTCAACAGCGGAAGAGCCAGGGATCCTCTCCATCCTGGGTCGGGGCGTGGCGAGAGGGGCGTTGCAGACCGGGGCCCTCCTGACCGAGGCGACAGGGTTCGAGGATACGTCAGAGAAGCTGGATCGAGCGGCAGCGGAGTGGAAGCGGCAGGTTGGGAGCTTCAGCGAGGTCGAAAGTGTTGGAGACTTCGCCACGTGGGCGGCGGAGGAGATTGCCACGAATGCGCCGAACATCGGGTTGATCATTGCGGGAGCAGTTGGTGGTGGTGCGCTGGCTGGACCAGTGGGGGCGATTGTTGGAGCATTTGCTCCAGACTTGCTGTTGCAGAAGGGCGAGACAGAGAAGGCGATTAAGCAGGAGGGACTCGAGCCAACCTGGACCAATACCCTTCCTGGTGCCTTCACGAAAGCTGCCCTCGATGTCCTGCCGCTGATGTCAATTGCGAGGAGGCTCGGTATAGCTCCTGCCCTCATCAACCGAGCAGCTGTCAATGCGGGGGTCAAGTCGGGGCTGCTGGCGAAAGCTGCCATTACGGGGAAATACATTCTAGCGGAGGCAGGACTCGAAGCTGCTCAACAATACATTGACCAGTTTACGGTTAATATCTTGAAGGAGGGAAAGCTCCGCTTTAAGCCGAACAGTGCTGAGTGGAAGGAGCTGATGAATGCAGCGG